ACATTATTAGTTTGAACATTAGAATCAGAAGTCGATTGATTAATATTGGTGTTTTGATTCGTATTAGAACTGGTCGAAGTCGAGGTATTTGTATTATTAACATTCTGATTTACCGTAGAATTAACGGTAGAGTTAGAAGTCGAGGTTGAAGTATTGACGTTGTTATTAGAGTTGGTGTTATTAGAGGTCGAACTATTTACGTTCGTATTTGAATTAGTCGAAACATTCGTATTGGAGTTTGTATTTGTCGAATTATTCGTATTAGTCGATACGTTGGTATTAGAATTCGTATTGGTGTTTGTATTTGTATTTTGATTGGTATTGGTATTTGTGTTGGTATTGGTGGTCGTAGTTGTATTAACTGTATCCAAACTATTGTTTTCGCAATACTGAGAACCGTTGGCGCAAGCTGTACCAGATTGTTGAGAAGATTGGGCGCTAACATTTACAGACAAACCAATAACCAAAGTTACTAAAAAACCAATAGCCGACCAGGCTATTAAGCTATCATGCTGTTTTTGCTCCTTGTCCATTGTTGCACCAAATCATATTATTTTTTAAATTTAGAAACTACTTGATCCCAAAGTTCAGGTTTGAATTTTTTTACAGACCATCCCATTATTACTGCAATTATTGCTAGTGGTATTAATATTTCCATACTGCGTTACCTCAGTTTTTTTAAAATTATATACTAATTTCTCTTGGCATGAACGATTCTTTGCTCGTAATTTTCAAAATGTTTTGGGTCTTTAAAATGTATATCACAAGCAATAGATAGCCTTGGTTGGTCGTTTGTGTTTTCTTTTACACCATGCCAAAGGTGACAATCAATTAAATGTAGCTCGCCAATATTGTTAGGTACATGGCCATTATCATCATAAAAAGTAAAACAATCATCGGGACCTGATATAAAGATATTACAAGCATAAAAAATATTTTCAGGATGGCCATGATTGTGCATGGGTATTCCTTCGTCTTTATTAAGAATATTAACCCAGCATTGAATCCAAAACTCATCTTCGTCTTGCATAATTGGTAAAGCAAAAAATTTTTTTGTTATATCAATTTCAGGTATGTAGTTTAAAAAATTATAGTAGGAATACCTTGCGGTTGTTCCTGTATACATATCTGTAGTAAGTGGCAAAGCAAGTATTTCTTGTTCTTTTTCTAATAAAACTTTTTCGATTAACTTACATTCTTCTTTTGATAAGAAGTTTGGAATCTTTATGTGCATCTATTTATTACGCTAGACAAAGCTAAAACAATTCTATCTTTAGGTGTTACGCCATCTTCAGGGTGATGATATAAACCTGAATGCCAAAGATACCATTTGTTTATCTCAGGTTCTATTTTAAAATCTGCAAAGCTAGTGCCTAGTTTTGTTGGTGTGATATACATTACAGCAGAAATCTGTAACCCTTTTTCTTTTTTAAACATATGGTTATGCACCACATTCTGTAGTTGAGATCCTTTAGATGCGTAATAACCCCATACATTCTTTTTAGTAAATATAAAATTATCTGCACCTAAGTAAGTTTTAAAAAGATTGTTGATAGAATTATTAATAACTGAAAAAGCTTGATCTATTTTTAAGTCGCTTTGTATTTTTGGATGTGTACACACCTCCATATCGCAACACTTTGTTTCTTTAGTGTAGTTAATTAAGTCTTGTTGAAACTGTTTATTGTTGACTTTGGATATGTAAGGACAGTCAAAGACTTCAACCATTATTTTTGTAATGAATAATGTCCAGGCAATCCTATCATAGGTCTACCGTCAAATTTATTAAACTTAGCGTCTTTACCACTAGCATCATTATAGTGTAAAAATACTTGCGCACAGTTTTCACCATCAAAAGGTTCTCTCCAATGCTCTAAATCACAACCACGATACATAAGCATATCGCCTTTTCCTAATTTAACCTCTACGCCTTTTTTACCTTCTTCACCTGATGGTTCTAAAAATATAGACCACTCATCTCCACCTAATAACATAGTAGTGGATATTTCGCATGAGTATCTATCTTTATGTCTTTTTAACTCATCTCCTTTTTTATAGATTCTTGCATATGAATAAGTTTCAGTAAGCTTCATATCTGTTTCTTTTTCCATTACAGGTTTAACTTTTTGCAATAAAGTGTCCATAACTATATCGCCATAATGTGAATAAGTTTCAGGTATTTGGACATCATTCCAAACACCGAAATAATCAGCAAACTGTGAAATATATCTATCATCAAACAAATGTCTTGCTACTGCTCTTTTGTTTAAAAAGTATTGATAACAAAAATCTGCTAACTCTGTTGATATAGCACCTTTAATTACTTGGTATTTATTTTTCTTAAAGCTCATCTAAATGGGTATCCTAAATTCCAACACACTAAGGAGTGTCGTATTCCTTTGGTTACAGGTTTAACTCTATGCCAAACAAAAGAAGGAAAAACAATCACACTTCCTTTTGGTCTAATTTCTTCACATATTCTAGGTTGCGATGCTTCATCTTGATTTCTAAAATCAAATTCTAAATCACCACCTTCATACTCATCAGGGTTTGTAAGCGATACAGTCATGCTAAGTTTTCTTAGTTTACCATGCACATTTCTATTTTCGGGTTGGTCATATGGTTCTGTATAGGAATCACAATGCCAGTCATAAAACTGACCTTTTTTATATTCGGTGAATTGACATGACTCTGAAAAATCCCATTCAAAATTCCACTCAGCACTTGCGTTTGCTGCATGCACATAAGGTTGTATTTCGTTGTATATCCATCTATCGTTCATCCAAACAATGTCAGACTTGCGTTTCTTTTGAATGTTTTTAAGTTCTAGTTTGGTAAGGTTTTTGTTGTCTTTGCCAGCGTTACCTGTAAGAGCCATTTCTTTATTTTGTTCTTTACCATAACGAACAATATCGTCACATATTCTTTCAGGAATAACTGATTGAAAGTACCAGTAATACCATTTAAGATTCAAAATAACCTCTCTGTATTAAAAATTCATTTACCCATTTTTCTAAAGACATGTTTTTATACTTAGTTATAATTGATTCGCTTAAATACATATTTAAATCATAGTTATTTTTTTCTACTTTATCTTCTTTAACATCATGATACATTCCATCTAAAACACTATCATCATATTTAATATTGTTTATAGAAAATTGTTCTAAATCAACATACCTATGTTTGTAGGTTGGAATATTTAAAAATTTGTAAATGCGTTTTATATATTTTTTAGGATTTATTGTTAAGTCTTCATAATTAATTTTTATATAATCGTTATCATTTTTAATAATGTTATGTATGGCATAAGCATAAGTAGCAGTTATGCCTTCAGTCATTTCATAAAAACAAGAATCTTCTAAATTTTTTTTATTCCAATTTTTTACTTTAGCAAGAGAACCTAATATTTCTATAAAAGGTCTTTCTAAAATAATAAATTTTGGATTTGGGGTAATGTATTTTTTTATAAGTTCTATATTTTTAGGTGTCCCCCAGGGACTTCTATCAATAATATGATCGCTTTTATAATCTTTAAAGTATAGTTCTGTAGAACCTTTTATTAAATTATCTAATGATTGATAGTCAGGAAAGTTTTTAAAATTTGTTGTTTCTTTAAGTTGTTCAAGATTATATAAAATATCTGCTGTTATAGAATTAGCAGTAACACTTATGTTTGGGTTTTGGTTTAATATAGATGCAAGCAAAGTATTTCCACATCTAGGCAAACCGCATAAAAAGTAAATATTTTTCATCTTCTCTCTCTTGGAAGATAGTATAAGTTAGATGTGTTTTAAAAGAAAGGTTAGTGTTATCCGTTCCAGTTACCAGCTTTAATTTCTGTAAAAACTGTTCTTAAATCCCAACAGCTTGATGTGTCAGTATTAACCCCAGCTTCTTTAACAATAACGACACCAGAGCCACCTGCTCCACCTGTTCCGCTTGGAGATGTGCCAGTATGTGACGCACCGCCACCACCACCGCCTAAGTTAGCAGTTCCAGCTGCAGCTGCAGCCGAAGTACCGCCACCTGCTCCGCCACCACCATTACCACCAGCTCCACCCTGTCCATTGGCAAAACCACCTGCACCACCGCCACCAGCATAGAAAACAGGAGAACCTGTAATTGTATTTGCTAAACCTACCCCACCTGCCGCTGCTCCGCCTGGATTTACATTAGGTGATGGTGTTCCTGCTGGATACCAAGTAGCACTAGTTCCAACAGCACCTGCTCCTCCTCCAGCACCCGATGATGCATTACCATCATAACCTGGAAAAGGGCTATTCGATGAGCCTCCTGCATTTCCTTGACCTGAAGCAGCACTTCCTCCTGAAGATGGAAATACAGGTGGTCCATAACCAGGGACAGCAGCACCTGCTCCACCGCCTGATCCTCCTGGCCCACCATCTTGTCCATAGTTGCCAGGCGCCCCTGCTGAATTACCAAAACCACCACCTTCTGAAGTAATGGGAGATGGCGTACCTAAAACTGAGTTTGAGCCTTTACTACCAACACCTGGAGAAGTTGGACCTCCAGGAGCAGAACCTCCTGCACCGCCACCACCAACTGTTATTGGGTAAGGTGAGCCACCTGAGACTGGATTACCTGTAGCTGTTAAATAACCGCCAGCACCTCCGCCTGCTCCATAATAATAAGAACCACCCCCACCGCCACCTGCAACAACTAAGTATTCAACTGCAGTTGTAGTAGGTTGAGTGGTAAGTGTTCCACTAGAATTAAATGTAGTTATTACTTCAGGTATTAATACAGGATTTAATACTGCTCCAATTAATCTAGGCATGTTAAGTTGTCCAAGTTCCTGCTTTTACATTATCGTAAAGAGCGTTCATATCCCATACTCCCGAGCATTTAAATCCTGCGTTGGGTTCTTTAATAATAACCACACCTGATCCTCCTGGACCTGCTGGTACAGGATTAAAGGGTGGATTACCAATATCAGTTCCACCACCGCCACCGCCAGTATTAGCAGTTCCACCTGGATTTGGTGAGTCTACAGGGTTAGAGCCATTAGCTCCGCCACCTAGACCGCCAATACCTTGAATACCATTGTTTGTAAATCTTCCACAGCCACCGCCCCCTCCTGCTCTTGTAACAGGTGAGCCAGTAATTGAAGAAGCTACTCCATCTCCGCCATCCCAACCTCTTTGTTGAGGTGCAGGTGTAGGTGGTCCAAAACCTGCTTGAGCTGCTCCACCTCCGCCACCGCCTCCGCCATTTAGCGTGGCATTACCACCTGGATAGCCTTGACCTGAAGTTCCTGCTCCACCTGCGTTTGAATAAGAAGAACCACCACCTGAACCACCATTTCTTGAGTTTTGTGGATTAGGTACAAAAGCTGCACCCCCACCACCAGTAGAAACTATACCATTAAAACTTGAATTTGATCCTTGTAAAGCAGGAGTTGTTCCTGAAAGTTGTGCACCTAATCCACCTGCACCAACTACAACTGGATAAACAGTAGCTCCTGAAACTGGACTTAAAGATTCGGCTGAAGCTCCGCCACCTGATGCTTCACCAGGGACTGATGATCTGTAACCACCTGCTCCGCCTCCACCTGATCCTGCTCCTGCACGATCTCCACCACCGCCTCCTGCAACAATCACATATTGAACTGATGTTGTATAAGGTGCTGTAGTTAAATTACCACTAGCATTAAAAGTTGTAATAACTTCAGGTTGATCGGTTGGGGGGTTATCTACGCCTACTATTCCGCCATTAGAACTAGCCATGGTTAGGCCTCATTCCAAGCTCTACTAGAAGCATTCCATTCGTAATTGGTTTTAACGATTGGATCACCAGTATAAGTTTCTCCTAGCCATTTTCGATTATCTTCATCCCAAAGTACATGAACTCCATTAGAGTCTATTTCTGTAACTGTTGGAAATGGAACTGGTGCTTGCCAGTCATCGTTATCATCTAATGCCCAAGACGGAAAAGGTTGAGGATGTAAAAATTTATCTTTAGTAGCATCATAGGTCATGCCTATGCCTGCATATTGTTTTCTAAAATTGTTGTTGTATGAAGTTTGTTTCCATTCGTTACCACCGTTTTGATGTGGCACTATCGAAGCTACAAAGTTTTCTGCTTGAGCAGATTGATCTCCACCATTAGCGTTTACATCTTCATTAGATATTACTATTACTTGTAATACTATGTTGCTGTTATTAAGTTCTGCAAAATGAGCCATACTTGTACTCCTTATGCATCATCTAGTGATTCGTAGTTAATGGTGTAAGTTAAGT